ACTGGGTAGCGGGATTTGCCGTTACCGTAAGGGGATATCCCTGTGACAATTCGGCGGGCGTTTTCGGCGCAATTGCTCCGGCGGGACTCCAGCTACCGGGAATCCCCGCAGTAGCTCCCGAGGCATATCCCAATACGCTAGGCGGGTAACTTTCCTCGTAATAGTCGACAGTCATCTACGCCCACGTAATCTTGACGGTTCCCTCACGGAGCGGAGTCGTCACATTCTCGGTGGTAATTGCCGAATAGAAACCAAGGTACGTTGCGACGGCAACTTGCCTACCGTAAACGCTGGGCTCGAACGCTTGCATAAGCGGCATCGGGCGTTCGTAAATTTCGAGCCCGAATGAGTTACCCATATACATCGTCTTATCGGTAATGGCGGGAGTAACCGCAACGTTGAGCCCGGAAACAGTCGTAAAGTATTCCGTGGCCTTTGCCGTGGCATTCGCATTGTTCGGACCGATAGCAGGATAGAGCGGACGCCCCGCAAGATCGCTCTTACCCAAAAGGGCTCCCCAACCATTCGGACCCATCGCAAGCCACGTCGGCAATTGACCGGTATTCGTCACGACAAGGGCCGCCGCCTCGCCAACCGCAGCGTTTACATCATCGGTTGCAACGGCAACGGTTGCGGTTGACTTTGCCAATTCCGCAACTACGGCCTTTTCAGAATAAGCGGCAACACGCCTATTCATATGCGTAATTACCATGTCGAGAGAACCGGCGAGCATTTCGACGAGAACTTCCGACACATTGATAAAACCGCCAACTCGGGAACAAGTAACGGTTTCGGCGAGAATATCCCATGCCTTGGATGGCATTTCCGATTTCTCTTGCGCAACAATACCAACGCCAGTATCGAAATTGGGGTCAACCAATCTCGGACGGGTAAAGGTAATCGTCGGAATTGTCTGGGCTCCGAGAGCACTAAACAACGGGCGACCGGCGGGGGAGGGATCGAGAACCGGTCCCACACTCGGGATAACAACCAAACCGTTGTAACCGCCCGCAACCGGAACCGTGTTTGCCTTATCGAATCCCATGTGCTCCGCCGCACGACTCATAAACTTGTTGAGTCGCAAAACCGAATCGGGCTCGTCGTTTCGGTGGATCACGTCCCAGAGAAATTCGCCCGCAGTACGGTACGTAAAATCCTTAGCGACAATCGTGGGATCGAGAGTACGAATTCGATTCTTAGCCGATTCCGCCAATTCGAGGTTTTGCGTCAACCGGTCAATATCGGCGTTGAGCGAGCGAACCCTAGCTTGCGCTCCCTCGATGGTTTGGTTATCGGATTCGAGTAGATCCCTACCCTCATCCTCGGCAATACCGGTAACCGATTCGATAAGTGCAAGCTTTTGGTCTCGCTCATCGAGCAACCGCCGCACCATAATATCAACGGCCATTTTGAAACTCCCATTAGGATAAGTGAATATCAACTAAGGGATGCCGTTCCCCGATTCAATTGGGGCCGATATTCTCGATCGAAATATCGGGGGCAATTGCTAGGGCGGGTTGCCTTCCGTGTCCCGGTCTACCTCATCGCTCATATCCGAGTCAATCGGATGTTTCTCGCTTTCCCGAATTACCTTGCGAAAAACACGTTGCGTGGCATTGAACGTCAGTCCCAATAACCGCAACGTAGTGATAACGCCGATCGTGAATCCGATAGCGAACGCACTTGCGAGGGAAACGGAATCCTCGGTAATAGCGAGCAAATCACAAAACCAAGAATCCGAGCGCTAGAAACCCCGCCGCCGCATAACCGAGCATGGTTGCGAGAGGAATCGTCGTTACCGTCTCGGCCGTATGTCGATGAATCGGTTTGAATGTCGCAATAGCGGCAATAGCGAATAAGATCGTAGCGATTAGAAAGAATACGTCTGCGGCATCGAGGTTGCCACTAGAGATTTCGGCGAGCATTACCAAACCGTCCCATCGAGTAGTGATTGCCATGATTTCGAACCGCAAGAGGTATCGGCGGATGCCAAACCGTGTTCGGCATCGAAATTCATTTTGGCACCATCGGTACCGCCGCCCCATACGCCATCGTAATTCGACATATTCGTATAGTTCATATTTCCCGCCGCCGCTAATAGGTGTTGCATCCGCTTAATATCGGCCCCGGTATCGCCCAATTGTAAATTGGGAATTCCATCGATGGTATGCATAAGTGCGCCCCATGTCCACCAATCGCAAACGCCATCGGGGGAACCGCCCGCCGCAACCTTAAAAGCATTTAGCGCATTCTCGGTACCCGAACCGAAAACGCCATCGTAATTCGAGAGGTTGGTTTCATTCATCGCCCCGACCGCACACATAAGGTGTTGCATTCGGAGCACGGGGGCCCCCGAATCGCCCCGACGCAACGTAGGCAACGATTCCATAAGGGGAGTCCACCAATCGCCCGTACTCGGCTCTACGGGCTCCACGGGGGGCAATGGTGGGACCGTACCGCCCGCCCGTGCGAGGCATTCGGCCCGCATGTCATCGAGGGCCCATGTCATCGAGCTATTAACGAACCTCGGTTGCCATAATCCCTCAACCGGTCCGGCGGGATCGATCTTTCTATTCGTCCACCCATTTCCCGCCCCGAGAGCGTGCGAGAAAATATCATCGGGTCGGTTTCCTAATTGCGCATTGATCGCATTACTCGCAACGAAATAGGAATTAGTCTGAGCGATCGGCCAAATTTCCCCTACCCCGTTATTCGCCACCTCAATTGCTACCGAGCGAGTGTTACCGGAGTCGAGCGGAATTGTCCCCCTCGATAATGTAAGGGGCCCTCCCTTTCCCGCACAATTCGCCGCTCCCGCCGCAACCAACCAAACCGAACCATCTCGCATAATAGTCATGTTGCCAACGGGGGCATCATCGCATCCCTCGATTTGCCAGTGAATATCATTCTCGGGCGATGTTTGCGAGGCGGTATGGTGCCATTGCACGCCTAAAGGTGTTTCGGGAAATCCGCCCGATGATCGAGCACGGGATTCCCAACCATCGATTCCATAACCGGAATCCACTACGACCAATCCCGCCGCCCGCAAAACATCAGCTAACCAAGTGAGATAAATACCACTCATCGGAATGCACCTTGCCTACGCAACCAAGCGAGCAAACGGACCATAATCGCAATTCGCAATAGGCGTTCGGCATCGGACATATCGTCCCATCGAGGTAGCGACGAATCTTCCTCACGTAAATAGCGATGCAATTTGATCGCTACTTGCTCGGGATCGGCGGGCTCGTTATCGAACGCATCATCGATATCGAAATCCCCAAAATCGCTCATACCGAATTCGCCCGCTCGGATGCGAGCCATTCCCTAACCGATTGCAACCGGGGAGTATCGACCACGGGCATATCGGTTGTGTCGCTCGATCGAATCGAGGCAATACCGGCGGATGCGTATGCGGGAGTAGCGGTAGCGGCAACGTGCGCAATATGCACTTGCACTCTCGAAATCACGCCATCGATGAGTTTCGGCGGGCGGGTATCACGGAACATAACGGATAGCCCCGTATGCGATTCCGATAGGACCGAACGAATTTTCGTCATTCGATCATCCTCGTAAAGTCTAAACGTTGCCCATGCCCCATCCTCGGCATCGGTTAATTCGGTAGCTTGACCAATCATCGAATCGAAATTATCTCGATGGTCGATCAATAGCGGTACGAAACAATTGGATCGTTTCGAGGCATCGCCGCCTCGGGCAATGAATCCTTGCACCATTGCCGCCATAGATCGAGGTAGGAATTGCTCTCGATATCGCACGATTTCGTGTTTCGTTTCGTCGTATTCCGCAATATCCGCAACCTCACCATAGGGAACGATTCGCCCGTGCAAGGTGCGACCATCATCCCTCAATGAGAAATCAACGGAACGGATGAACGTATCGCTCACGCAATTACTCCCGTTAGATCGGTAACAGTCTCGGGATCATTCGGAATCAACCGATTACCCATACGGATTTCATCGATGGTCTTAGCTCGGTTCCCATGCTCATCGATGAGGTTAAATAGGATTGCATCGGTACGGGCTCGGGTTTCGTCATCGGGTTTCACGTAATCATCCCGATTGAATTCGAATCGAGTACCCCGAGGCAAAAGCCAATTGCTCATTGCGGATGCAACCGCCGCCGCCGCCGTTCTAAGTGTCATGCGCCAGTGGAATTCAAAAATGCTATTCGCATTTGAATAAGTGAGTCCATCGGGGGAGGGCAATCCAACCAAATAGGGAGGGACGCCAAATGCGGCAGCGATTCTCGTTTCATCGAAAACCCGTTGCTCTAGCATCATCATTTCCCTAGGCGAAACCGTGAGAGTTTCTAGCTCTAGTGTTCCCGAGAGAACGGCGGGGGCCCCTTGCCTATTGCGTGAGCCCTCAACCCATGCCTTTTGCAAATCGGTTGATTCGGTACGGTTGAGTTTCCGTTGAGATTTGAGAACCGCCCACGGAATACCGCCCCGAGTGGCGAGATTCTTATTCATCGTTTCGAGGGCCGATGCGGATGCAACGGATTGGGCCGCCCATTCGAGCGGGCCGATACCTCGGAGATTGGTGGGGCGGGATTGATACTTGACATGGCAAATGTCGTTTCGATCGTACGTTTTCGATCCCATCGAATACGTGATATCGCCGTTTCGCCATTCGATATTCACAAGAGCGGGATTTAGAACTACGAATCGAGCAACGGAACCGATGCCATTTGGTCCTAAACCATCTCGATATCGAGCGGTAGCCCATAAGATGATTTCCCCGTGCGCTTGGTATGTGTTGAACATCTGTTTAGCGCATTCGGTCCAATCCGAATACAACTCCGGTTCGGGGTTGTTTGACCATTCGGGCAACGGAACTACCGAAACGCCCTTAACCCCGTAAATGGGAAACGATGCCAATTGCCTTGTATTCGTATCGATACATGTCCATAGGGTCGATACCAACCGAGAGTATTCGGTTTGCCCATTCCATAGGGGAGTTTCCCAACCGGTCGGCCAACCTTGCCACGCCATAACC